ATAAAGGTTGGAAAAAATGTTGTTGAAAAACCCCCGCCTGGGGTGACTCCAGACAACGTTGCTCCCGATTGTTCATTTCTATTAGTCAAATAATCAACCGTTGAAACGACCCCGCCGCTATTTCGTAAACGTAAAAAATGGTTTTCGCCTACTGTGGCTTGCCACTGATGAAAAACAATTCTGTAACTGTCATATGTGCTGCTGAACACGTTTGAAAAATCAACTTGTGTCGCAGCTGTAAAACTTGTGGTGTTCAAATGCCATAAGCCGACGGCGTTCATGTCGGCAGCTGTCAAAACCTCGCCAGTTGTAAACGAAGGAAAACTCATAACTAATAACCTAACTTGTTGAAATCAAGCCTGCCGAAAGTGGCGTCATCCAAAATCAGAAACTCCACCGCATTAGCAGGCAATAAATACAATGTGGCGCGAACCATGTCAGGGTTAGCCGACAAACCAAAACCCAACACAAACGCCGTATACGACGACCCGCGCAAAGTCAAAACAACCTTCTTCGGGTAATTCGGATCTACAGGAACGAGACCGTAGAAATCGTCCTGTTTCGTCAGCTGATACGACAACTGAAACGGCGTCGGCGTGTCATTATCAAACACCGCTTTCACATAATTAGCCAGGTTGGTGGCCTCAGATGCCGACTCGCTGTAAGAATCAATCTCCAAGCCAATCGCACCGGTACCAGCGGTCGACTGCGAGCCGCCACGAACGTTTACAACAACCTTGTCTGCAATAGCTTCGGACAGACTGTTGAAGGTGAGCGTCTGGTACTCCAAGTCGCCTGTGCCGTTGTCAGCGAATGTCACGGTCTGCGCGCTTTGAATCCAAGAGTTACGAGTAAACCAGCGGATGCCGTTGCCGTTAGCCAGTACGAACGCCCATTCGGTATTGGCGTAGGTTTGGAACGCGTCGAGCGCGTTGGCGTCTGTAAACGTGGCGGCGTTGGTTTTGGTAGTGGTTGCTGTGCCTGGCGCGAAAAACCCTATTTCGGGAATCTGTTCGCACACGTCTTCCGCAGCTGTCGTCGTGAGGGTGCCAGCGGAAACGGACAAGGACACGAGCGCTCGGCCTAGCAGACCAAAAGCGTCTTCGAGTGTAATTGTCCAGGTGTCGGCTGATGCTACGGTGCCGTATTCAATTTGTAGATCCGTGACGCGTAAGTCGTAGGTAATTGCGGAGCCGTTTACGCCACCCACTTTGGTTTGCAGTGTGATTCGGATGTAATCGTCTAGCGCCAATGTGGGAAGGCTTGACGGTACGCGACCGGTCAACGTGGCGCGGCCAGCGCGGTAGTTGTCGTCAATGTTGCGGCGACCGCTGTTCAATGTAAACGACTGAATGTTTGACAGCGCCGCTGTGGTGCCGGTAATACGCTCAGCGTTTACAACAATGGTGTCCGCATTAGCCATTAGTAACTAACCCCGACAGGTAGCGGGCCGTTTTGGCGGTAGTAGCGTCGAAGGGCGTCAACGACAGCTTGTGGGTCGCCACCGTTTACATGAATCGTGACGTTGTCGCCGCCACCCATTTGTCCCATGCGATCGAGTGGGACTACGGCTTCTGGGCCTGCTTCACCGATTAGGGCGAGCGTTGGGCCTGTGACGATGCCACCGTTGGCGAGCATTGGGATGTCAGGTACCTCGAAGCCTTTACCGCCGATGCCTGGCACCCAGCCTGGCACTTTGAACGACAGTTTGCCGAACGTGTTGTTCCAAAGTTTTGCGATGCCGTTGAAGATTGTCTTGACGACGCTGAACATCAGTTGGAACGCTGGAATCGTGACATTCATGATGTACCACTTGATAGCCCCGAACAAGCTGTCAATGACTTTGCGAAAGCCCTCGAAGCGGACATAAGCGACGGCTAATGCCGCCACGACTGCGGCGATGCCGATGGCGATGAGGGTGATGGGGTTGGCTGCGAGTGCGAAGTTGAGCGCGATGATTGCGGCCGAGATGCCGGCGATAGCACCAGCGACCGCCAGAAACGCCTTGGGGTTTTCTGACGCCCAAGTAGCGAACTTGGTGAGGTACGGCAAGATTGCCTCAATAGCAGGCAACAACGCTGCACCGACGGATTCCTTCGTCTCGTCTAGCGCCAGTCGCATTCGTTTGAACTGACCTGCTGCCGTGTTAGCCGCCTCCGACGCTGCACCGCCAGTCCTTCGAGCAATGAGATCCATCACCTCTTCAAACGTGGTGCCGTCCTTGATGAGCTGACGATACTCAGGAGCGAGACGGCTTAGGGCAGTCAAGTTGCCCCCGTAAGCCTTTTCCAGCGCGCCTATAACGGCCTCTAACGGCTTACCTGTGGCGGCACTGATGTCCATCGCCTGCGTGGCTAGTTTCTGGGCTTCTGTGATGTCACCGGTAGCGCGAGCCAGCCGAGCGAACGCTGGACGCAACTGGTCATCGGCAATGCCGAGCAACTGACCCTGTGTGCTAATCCAGTCCTCAACCGAAGCAATCTGGTCGTCTGTAGCGAACGTGGTTTTGCGAAGGTTGTTGGCAAGTAGATCCTGCGCGGCGGCGTCTTCGATAGCGCCTTTCGTGGCGTCAAACAATGCGGCACCGACACCAGCCAGCGCCGCAGCTGCGGGCACCGCTGCTTTCTTTATAGCAAACTGGGCCTTCTCGCCTGCGGTCTCAAGTTGTTTGAACTCTTTGCGGGCTTTCTCAATGCCGTCGCCAACGAACTCGCTAATGATGGGAATACTGATAGCCATTACTTGAGTTCCTTGTTTACGAGATGCACCACTTCTAGCACAGCCTTAGTCATTTCTTCTTCAACTCCGCGACGATGCTTGAAAAGTGATGGGCCGAGGATGCGTGTGCGGTTAGCCGGTAGCGGGCCGAGCGAGTCGCCGAGGCTGTTGGGGTTGGCGCGACCTGCACCCTCGAAGACTGCAGCTGCCACGTCACGTTGCTCGATCAGAATGACGCTGGTTTTACGGCGGTCGCCTTCGACGCGTACCTTCAATCCGCGGACGGCTTTGTTTACGCTGAACGGAAAGATTTTGCGACCTTTGCTAGTCCAGTTGCGCTCCATGCCGGACAGCGGAACACCTAACTGCTGGTAGCGGGTCTGTGCTTCACTGATGGCGGGCTGGGCGATTTCGGTGGCGCGGGCTGCGAATTGTTTACGCAAGCCAGGCTCAATCTTGTTGAGCGAGCGTACAGCTTCCTTAGCACCTACTACTTCGGTTCTAACGTTTGCTGGCACGTTTGGCTTCTTTCGCTTGTTCGTTCAACACGTCAATCACTGTCGCCAGATCTTGACTATCGAATGGGATGTGTGGAGGCCAGAAACTCGTTGCAACCAGCACCTCGGCTAGTTGTCTTGAGTAGCTGCCTCGACGGAAGGGTTTTCGGTTTCCTGCCCTACTACGTCAATGCCGTCAAGCTTCTTGAGGTAGTCGTCAAACGACAACGGCACCGTGATGGATGACTGTTTACATGACTCGTAGGCAAGGAAGGCCAGATGCTCAAGGGCGATGCCTTGTGCTAGATCCGAGGCTTTTATTTTGAACTTTCGTTCCATCGCAACCACCGTAAACAGGTTGGTGGTTACCTCGTATTCTTGGCCGTCGTTTTGCTGGACGCGCATTGTTATTTTCATAGTTTCTTTTTATGCGTTGATTGTGTTTACGGCGTGGTGACGTCGCGGGCGAATGTGCCACCCGTGAAGGTCACGTCAACCGTTGCGAGTTCACCGACCGTTGAGTTGATTGGTGTAAACGTCTCGAGGTAGGCACCGGTGATGGTGTACTCGGGGTTGGTTGCCGACTCGGTCGTTCCGCTAGGCGAAATGACAAGAGTGCTGCTCTTGCCGACCATGGCGAACAGTGCAGCTTCGGTTTCGCTGGTTGAGCCAGTGCCACCGTAAGCCAAGAACAAAGTCATGGTGACTTCGACTGACTGAAGGCCTGCCACGAATGTGCGACCAGTGTCGCCAAAGCTGGTGGACTCGAGCGCGTCGTTTCCAATGGTCAATGTGATCTGGTTTGCCTCAGCACTCAAGTCGTATGTGGTTACGCCTTGGGTGATGTTGATTGTGGCGTTGCTGAGAAATGTTGATGGCATTTCGGTTCCTTTGCTAGTTGCGTTGAACGGCCACACGAACTGTGAGGTCGTAAGTTGGAAGGTCTTGCCCACCGACTGATACCACACCTGGCACCAG